TAAGTCAGATTACCTTTACTCAGGCAGCAGAGCTACAACGTATGGTACAGACTGCTACAGGCGCTATAGACTCAGCGGGTATCGCAGGCTCTGTAAACGGAGAAAGTACAGCAGCGGGCATCTCCATGGGTTTAGGAGCTATCATTAAGCGTCACAAGCGCACTTTGATTAACTTCCAAGAGTCCTTTGTCATACCGTTTATTACTAAGGCAGCTCACCGCTATATGCAGTTTGAGCCTGAGAAGTTCCCAGTAGCAGACTACAAGTTTGAAGTATCTAGCTCTCTAGGCGTTATTGCCCGTGAGTACGAAGTTACACAGCTTGTACAGCTCCTACAGACTATGTCACCGGAAACACCAATGTATCCTGAGCTAATTAAGTCCATTGTGGACAACATGAGCCTAGCTAACCGTGAAGAACTGATTGCCAAGCTCGACCAAGCTAATCAGCCTAATCCAGAACAACAGCAAGCTCAACAGCAGGCTCAAGCACAGCAAGCTGAGTTCCAAGCGTCACAGACTAACGCTCTCAACGGACAGGCTAAAGAGTCCGAAGCACGAGCTGCTAAAGCTATGGCTGAAGCACAGGCTGTACCACAGGAGCTTGAGATTGACCGTATTAAGGCTGTTACAGCTAACCTGAGTGCAGGAGACGCAGACGACAAAGAGTTCCAGAAGCGCCTTAAAATCTCTGAGCAGCTATTGAAGGAACGTGAAGTAGCCGTTAAGGAACAAGGCAACGTAGAAGCCACCCCACAACCAGTAGCACAACCAATGCAACCACAACAAGGACAATTGCAAAATGATTTCCCAACACCAGTTCAATAACGTACTAAAAGAACTCAACGCTTCCTTTGCGGCCTTAGCTGAGAGGGTGGAGAAACTAGAGAAGGAAGTAAAAGATGGCAGCAGCAAAACCACGAAAGGGAAAAGCAAAGGTTAAGGTCACTTCCTCTGGTAAGAAAGTCTCCTACGGACAGGCAGGCAAAGCTAAGGACGGAGGTTCCCGTGTAAGAGCGGGGACTTCCAAAGGCGACAGCTACTGTGCTAGAAGTCTAGGCATTAAGAAAGGCTTACCTAAGAAGAAGCAGAATGACCCTAACACACCTAACAACTTATCACGTAAGCGTTGGAAATGCTCTGGCGCTAAGTCTAAGAGGAAGTAGTTATGATGAAGAAAGGCGGATGTAAAAAGAAAACAAAGTCTTGTCCTGCTAAACCTAAGCGTGGCGGACGTGCAGCTAAGAACAAAAAGAACAAGATGACAGTAGGTAGCTACAAATAAGTAAAATAAAGCTTGACTTTTGATTAAAAGTATGTTATAATAATACTATAGTATACTTTAATGTTTACTTATTTACTACTTGGGTATACTTATAGATATACTCCTACTTATAACAAACTGTCCTTTAGAAGGAGAAACAGTTAAATGATTGAAGAAACAAACAAAGAATTAGAACAATACTACGAAGAAATGCTTTCTATGTTCCGTACAGATGGTTGGAAGACACTAACCGAGGACTTAGAAACAAATGCTAAAGGTATTGATTCAGTTGAAGCATCGAAGAATGAACAAGACCTCTTCTTCAGGAAGGGACAACTCTATGTCATTGCTACGTTGCTAAACCTAGAAGAGCAAGTCCGTAACGCATACGACGACTTAGGCACAGAGTAGTGCCTTTGTTCGACTTTAAATGTGAAGCAGGACATACTGAGGAACGATTCGTCAGTAGCGACACTAGAGAGGTAGTCTGCAACGAATGTGGACTATCGGCAGTAAAGCAGCTAAACTCTTTCGGGACTTGGACTGATAAGCACAACGGTGTCAATACCGATGCTTGGTGTAAGAAACGAGAGCAGAAGCTGAAACAAGAACGCAAGGCAAATTCATAATGGTGTATGAACCCTCGCATAATAACCACCTCCATAATACTAAAAGGTACGGAGTTTAATAATGGCAGCAAACATTATAGAAGATGAGCGTCTAGACGACGACAAAGAACTTGACAACATCAATGACCTTCAACCAGAGGAAGCTCCAATAGAGCCAACACCTCCCGATGAAGATGATGTCCCCGAGAAGTACAAAGGAAAGTCAACCGCAGAGATTGTAAGGATGCACCAAGAGGCTGAGAAGCTCCTAGGAAAGCAAAGCGGAGAAGTAGGGGAGTTACGTTCCGTAGTCGATAGTTATATACAGACACAACTCGATTCGACACCACCACCAACACAAGAAACTGAAGCTGAAGATATTGATTTCTTTTCCGACCCCGACAAGGCAGTCGAAAGAGCTATTGCTAATCACCCTTCAATTAAGAAGGCAGAGGCAGCTAATCTAAACAACCAACGACAGACCGCACAAAGTAAGTTACAGTCACGTCATCCCGACATGAATGAAATTGTACAGGACGGTAAGTTTGTTGATTGGATTAAATCCTCTAAGATTCGCACACAGCTCTTTGCTCAGGCAGACAGACAGTACGACTACGATGCCGCAGACGAACTCTTTACCAACTGGAAAGAACGTCAAGGTGTAGTAGCTCAAGCTGCTTCTACTGAGAAGGACACACGGAAAGCCGCTGTTAAATCCGCCTCAACAGGCACCGCTAGAGGAACTGGCGAACAGCGAGCGAAGAAAGTTTATCGACGCTCAGACATTATTAAGCTAATGAAAACCGACCCTGACAGGTATATGTCTTTGTCTGATGAAATCACACAGGCATATGCAGAAGGAAGGGTTAGGTAAAAACCTAAACTTTTTTTATAAGGAATATTATTATGCCAGCAGGCGCATATCCACAAGCAAACGCAATCGTAGACAACACCTCAGCAGCTTCGTTCATCCCTAAACTATGGAGTGACGAGATTCGCGCTGCATATGAGAAGAGCCTAGTTATCGCCCCTAAAGTCAAGAAACTCTCTATGACTGGCAAGAAAGGCGACACAGTAAACATCCCTGCTCCTATCCGTGGCGTTGCCGCAGAGAAAGCAGAAAACATTGCTGTTACCATCCAGAACAACGTAGAAGGTAACGTAGCAGTAGCCATCGACAAGCACTACGAGTACTCTCGTATGATTGAAGATATTACTGAGACTCAGGCTTTGTCTTCTCTTCGTCAGTTCTACACCAGTGACGCAGGTTACGCCCTAGCTCGTCAGATTGACACTGACATCATGGACTTGGGTAAGTCACTTGGTGATGGCGATGGCTCTTCTTGGGTCAACAGTGCTTCTTACCAAGTAGCATCAGGCGGTGGTTTGGAAGCATACGCAGCAGGCGGTGTTGACACAGCGTTTACCGACGAAGCTTTCCGTGCTTTGATTCAGAAGATGGATGACGCAGACGTTCCTATGGACGACCGTTGTTTCGTAATTCCACCTTCAGTACGTAACTCTATCATGGGACTTGAGCGTTATGTTTCCAGTGACTTCACTGGCGGACAGACTGTTCAAAACGGCCTCATCGGTAACCTGTACGGTATCGACGTAATGGTATCTACTAACGTAGCTACTCCAGAGACAGGTGTTCGTGCCGCTCAGTTGATTCACAAGGACACTTACATCCTTGCGGAACAGCAGGGCATTCGTTCACAGACTCAGTACAAGCAGGAGTTCCTTGCGAACCTGTACACTGCTGACACTCTGTACGGTGTTAAGACTTTCCGTCCAGACGCAGGCTTCGTACTTAACGTAGCAGGCTAAGTAACAAACTAGACGAGGGGCATCCATAAGGGTGCCTCTCTCTTTTACTTTCGGGCCATAGCGCCTTTCTATCTTTACATAGGAAAATTATTATGTCTACTTTGACAATTGATGCAAACGCAAAACCAATTCAAGTTCTTCGTCCTACTACAGTTTCCGTAGTATCTCTCTCAGGCTCTGCTGCCTCCGCTCCTGCAACTGCTGCCGGTATTCGTGTAGCTCGCATCGTAAGCGACACAGACTGCTTCTATAGCGTCACAGGCACAGCCACTACTTCTTCTTCATATCTACCTGCAAATGCCATTGAGTACATCCATGTCTTTACAGGGGATACTGTT